AGCAGAATTACTTAATGAAAGATTGAATATGGTACAAGTTGCTGAACCTTATATTGGTAAATATTTTTCACAACATTATAAAATTAGGATCCAAAGTACCAGCGTTAGCGGGAGCATTACCAAAAGATACTTCAAATAGATTGGGGCGAGCACCACCACCAATAAGAGCTGTTTTAAAATCTGAGAGAGTTTTGTTAGTTGCCATTTTTTTAGTTTCTCCTTTTTAATTTATTTATTTTAATTAAACAGTTCCAGCAACTTCTTCAAAACTAACACCAGTGCGAGTCGCAACAAAGGTTAGAGTTACATAATTAATTGACTTCGTTGGTTTTAGGAAGATATCAGCACGGAACTCATTATTATCAATCACATCAGGAGTGTTATTTGAGGTATCGCAAACAACCAGGAATCCGTAGAGACCTCTTTTTGCTTCTATATCACGAAGAAACGGTTCGACAACGTTTTTGAAATTTGCTCTAGTCAATTCGTCATTTAATTCGAAAAGTTGTGCTTGTGCAACTCTTTCAAGTGCCTGTTCAATTGTAAGGAACAAACGACGAACGTTAATCCTATCAAACGCAGATGCATATGCAAGAGCAGTTTTATCTCCAAAAAGAAGAGTTCCAACTCCAGGTTGATTTATAATTGAGTTGATTCTTTGTGGGTAAAGTTGATCTCTTTGTGATTTTGATGGATTGTAAGCAAGTTTAATTGCATTATTTAAAATTCCTCTCTGTTGTCCCGCAGGAGAGAACCAAGGAAATGATGTAATATTAGTGCGAGTCATTAGACCTGCAATATCAGCATTACAAGGAATATAACGGAATTGATTGTTGAATCTATCATAGGTATACTTATATCCACTATCAAAGATTGCATAAGATGATGATTGAAGTGAACTAAAGTATTGAATTAGATTTGTTGTTTGAGTGGTAGTATTTGTTTGTCCCACCAAGTTTGCCCTATGTGGTCCAATACAAGCAATAGCATCTCCTCTTGAACCTGCAAGAGAAATCAAATAATTTGCCTTTGCCTGTGAATCTACTTGATTTGTAAGACCTGGGCCCATAATGAGATAATCTACTTGAATCTCATCTTTATTACTAAAGAGTTGATATGAGTCAATCAAATCTCCAAGAGATGCTTGGAATCCACCATTAGCAGAATAATTCTGACCTCCTGCGAGAGTGTATGATACATTTCCGATTGAAGAGAAGGTTATTCCCTGTGCATCCTGTCCCCAGAGACCTTGTGAGGTTGTGTATGGAGTAAATGCTGTACTGAACCCTACTGCTCTTGGGGCAGTTCCGTGATATGAATCAGCAGCGCTGGAAGGATTGCTTCCTGCATAAACTTGAGAAGAGAAATCAGCAAGAAACTGTTCGTACCAAATCTTTTGAGGAGAATTTACTGAAGAAATTGAATCAAATGCCTTGGAAATACCTACGAATTTTTCAATAATTGTTCCGGAATTTCCTGTGATTGTTCCTCTATCATCAACAACTGCAATATGGAGAGCATCATTTTTACCAGCTCTATCAAGTGAATACTGATTTGAAGTTGGTCTTGGTGCAATTGACTTCCAGAAAATTGTGGAATTTGTAAGACCAAGAGTTTGTTGTCCGTACCAATCAACAACTGTGGAAGGAGTAATCGGAGAAGATGCTGATGTTCCTGTATTGATTCCAGAATTATTGACGAAACGAAGAGAACTTGAAGTAGAATATGATGCAGTAGAAGAACTTTCTGCATAATCAATTGCAGTTTCTGTATTTCCTGATGAAACTCTAGAAACAATTCTTACATCAATCGTACTATTTCCACCTGTAGCATCAGTTGTAACACCAGTAATAATACCCTTCAAATAACCATTAAAGAGTGATGTTGTTCCTGATCCGGCAAGAGCAATATTTGTTAGTGCAGTCGTAACACCAAAACCAATAGTTGCCCCAGAAGCTGAAGGGTTGGTTGTTGCAATACCAATTGTCTGATCTGCTAAATTATCAATAAAACAAACTTTTAATCCATTTGCCCAAGATCCTGGATTTTTTGCTGCATAAGTGAAATTAGTTCCATCTGAATGATTATTTGTATAATCATCATAATTTTCAATTTTTAATGCTGAAGTAGAGGCAGCTCCAACTCCGGCATTTGCATTATTTAAAGTAGATCCACCAGTTCTTACGACTTTAAGAATTCCACCATATGAAAGGAAAGATGATGCACTCATCCAATACTCATATTGAGAATCTGTTGAGAGTGGTTTACCGAATACGTTAATTAAATCCTGTTCTGTTGAAATATCAATTGGATAATCAACTGGTCCAATTGAAAAAGGTCCTGCAATTGCACCAATATTATCTAAAACATTATCTGCCCTTCCTACTGTTAAATCAACCTCTCTGACGAGTACGCCTGGAGATAATTGAGGAGTTGCCATTTGATTCTCCGTGATTCTCAGTTAACTTAAAATATTTATTAAAAAATTGTTTTTCATCAGGGAAATATGGAGTGAACATTTACCAATCGGGATATTCCCAGTTTAAATGCGTATTTTTCTTCTTTCTTTCAAATGTTATTCTTTTAATCGTACATTCTTTACATTCATAAGAATATGAAGATGCAACTGTTCCACGATCTTTACGAGTTCTATAAAAACCATCAATTAAATTTTTCATTTCTCCACATACTCTACATTTTCTATCATTAAACAATAAATGTCCCAGTCTAATTTGACCATCAAGATCCATCAGTTATATTGCCACATATATGCACGATCACCATATTCGTCAGCATACCATCTATCACCTTCAGCATCAGTAAAACTACTATCACCAAGACCATCATCAATAAACCCGAATGGTGCCATGTCTTGATCTATTTGATTTTTTTGTTCTTCATATAATCTTTTTCTTACATCTTGGTCTGTAAGTTCTTTAAAATAATCCTGAGAGACTAACCAAGCATAAATCACTAAACACATTGCTAGATCATCATTACATCCTTCTTCTGCCTCAAATGAATTGTGTTTTTGGATAAATGTGGTAAGTTCACTCATAATTTCATAATCATTTAAATATAACTTATCTTCTTCTACCATAGTTTTTAGATTTAAACATCCAATTTTTTTAACTGTCTTGGACATTTTTACACCAAGTTGAGTTTTTTTGCCAGAAAATCCTTGACCTACTATTTGTCCTGCTCTTCCTCTCATAGAACACATCAGTACATTATTATACTCTAAGTCATATTGAAGAATACTAGCAACCTGATCACCAACATCATTTACTTCACATAAAATATAAGAATCATTATAACTTTTAGCAACATCATAAATGATACTTGGGAATATCATAGGTTTTATTTCATTATTCCGATATTTTGCCACAACCTTATGTGGAAATTCTGTAATGTCTATAACCACAAAAGCAGAGTAATCGTTTCCAACTCCTCTTGCAACGTCCACAGTAATCAGGTAATCGTGTTCATCAATAGGATCCATGTGAACATCTAAACCAGCACTACGGGTCTTAGGGGCATCGTAGACGAGGGATCTGAGTTTAGAAGGTGCTATTAAAGTATCAACAGAACCTAAGAACTCACATTCAAATTCAACTTTGAATTGTTGCTCACTTGTATTTGCTATTGTTTGTGCTTTCCATTCTACATCTCTTCCTGGAACTTCACTCCAATGAACATCAGTAAAAATATATTCATTTTTTCCTTTCTCAGCATCATGCCACATACGGTAGAAATGATTCATACCGTGAGGTGTAGATACAATGATTACTTTTGTATTTTTACCTGAAGTAATCGTTGGATATACTGATGCAAAGAAAGACTCCGCAATGTGATTTGGAACGAATGCAAATTCGTCCAAAAATAGAATATTGAATGACATACCACGAACCGCAGAAGCAGAAGTAGAAGCAGCCAAGATTTTACTTCCGTTCTCAAGTTCCAAAGAACCTTTGTTCCAAGAGATAATACCTTGCTGCATCCATTTTGGTAGATTTTCATATGCGGTTTGGAGACGATCTAAAAGTTCTCTTGCGGTTGCTGCCTTGTTTGCTAATATACCAATATTTACATTATCATTAAAGACAGCATAATGAAGAAGATATGAAACAACCGTAGTGCTTTTACCTGTTTGACGAGGCATCTTACATATATTAAATCTATTTTCGTGAAATTTATTTACAAGTTTTTCTTGAAACGGATACATCTTGAATGGTTGTAATCCATGATCCAATGTAACAATTTTTACATAATTTTTTGCAAAATATACAGGATCTTCTTTAGACCTAACAAATTCAATAATTTGTTCTTGAGTAAATTCAATTGGAGTATTTGCTTTTTTTAATAAAGGGTTACCAAGATAAACATCATTAGTAGGTGGCATTAGTTACAATTCCACTTTCTTAATGCTAATGCTTTTCTAGTAGGACGACCTTTTTCGTCTTTCATAGGTCCATCTACTCCTCCCATACGAGCACAGAATGACTTTCTACGATTTGCATCTTTAGATCCTGGTTTTAATTTTGAAGGTTCAGTAGTAACTGCTGTTTGTAATTTGGATCCTGGATTTTCTTTTCTATAAGAAGCAACCCCAGCAGCATTTAATCCACCCTCTGGATTTTTACCTTCTTTTCTTTGCCAAGCAGCAACCTCTAGAATTTCATTTTCTTCATTCATAGATTTATTAACATAAATTAATGGTTGTCCTGGAACAAATTCAGAAACTTTAAAAGTCAAAATTCTACAATCAGGGTAAATTTTTTGAATTTCATACTCAACATCCTTTCTAGTTGGGATGCCTATTTGTGGGAAGAATATTTTTGTTCCATAAGTTTTACCTCTCCAATTAAACATCACCGAAATAATATTACCTGTTTTTGCTGGAATGCGAACTGACTCTTCAATTTCAACATTTTCAACTTTTACACAGTTTGGATATTTTTTACCAAACATAGTTTTCATACCTTTTTTCTTATATCCTTTCCAACATGCCTCATCAACACTCATTGGACACTCATCCATTCCGTGTACTGGACAATCCTTTCCTTTTTTTGTTTTACTACAAGACCCTTCTACTGGTTTCCCAATACCAACCTCAGTTGGTTTGATTTTTTGTCCAGGAACATCAAACCCTTTTGGTAGAGGTTTACATTCTTTATTTGTATTACACCAATACATTCCTTTACCACACTTTTCTTCACCAAGAACTAATTCGGTTAATTTTGGTTGATACTCATTATTTAATGGTAAAGATACTGCTGCTGAAGGTCTTAATTTTGATTTTGCAACTTCTGCTTCATTGTCGTTAGAAAATGTTTTTGATCTAATTTTTTCTTGTCTTTTATTATCATTATGAGATGTCTTATTAATTTTAAAACTCATCATTTCTTCACCAAGTATTTTTTCAACTAAAGATATTTCTACTTCTTCTGATTTATTACCCCAATTAGCAGCACCAACTTTACGACATTTTACAAGTGCTCCTGATGCATATGCTGAAGGCCAAACATCTTAACGGATTTTACTTTAGTATAACAAGCATCTTTAGTTCCACTACCTTTAGTTTTTTTGTCAGATTCTTCAGTCATTTCATTACTATCCAAATAGTCTGCTGCAGTATCAATATAATCTGCTGCTTTGGTAATTTTAGATTGAACCCAGGCAGGTAATTGTGAGTCACCTTTATTGATAATTTTTCTTAATTTTTTAACAGCACTATCAATTGTATCCATCTCGGTACTTGCCATATATCCTTCTTCATCTTTTTCTTTTCCAGAAGCAATTGCTTTATGATTTTCTTTAAAAAATTCTTCTTTCATTTTCTTTGTGGGGGAGTCGGTGGAAACATAAGTTGGTGATGCAGCACCTGATTTTGATTGCTGCCCTGGATCTTTTTCTCTTTTTCTTCTTACTGCAGATGCTACTTCACCTTTACTCATACTTGCTAATTTATCTCGTGAGAAACACTTAGGAGTTTTGGTTTCTCCAGGTTCATTAGCACATGGAGACCCATCTGATTGTACCCAACCAGGTTTTCCATCTTTTGATTTAGACTTACCAAACCAATCACGAAGACCTTCTTCGTTCATTTCCTTTGTTTTTTCTTTCATAGAATTGATAAAACTTCTAAAAACTGCTGCCTCTGAACTTTTACCCATTACTTTTGCTCTTTGTTCCATAGCAATTGCTGCCTGGATTTTATGTGCATGGGTTTTTCCAGAGTCTTTAATTTTAGAAACTGATTTTTTTGCTGTTGCAACATCTTTAAATCCTAATCCACCAATAGTACCTTTAGGATTTTCATCCGTATAAAGGTCAGAGTGTTTTTTAGAATTTGTTGGTTGCCCAGGTTTTCTTGCAATTCTAGGATTATTCATTCAACTGATTTAGATTTAGTTTCTTCACCTCTTGCTCTTTTTTTTCTCCCTGCGCAATGAGCACGTTGAGAAAATCCTTTTGGATTTGAGCAATCAATATCTTTTTTATATTTATTAGTCCACTCTTCTCTAAACTGCTTGAATGTCTTCATTTTTGTATTGCTGTTTAAGTATTTTAGAAAGTTCTGCTGTTGAACCAATAAAAAGTGCATTCGTCACATTTGTTGGGCCCTTTGGTTTTCCTTCATCAATATCTTTTAGTTTCTTTTGAAGTTCCATTAGTTTATCAGTTGCATCTGCAACATTTTTAATGAGTTGCCCAGCAACTTCATATGCTCTTGGCATTTCGCTTTCTTGAGCAAGTTCAAGAATACCATTAATTGCTTCTTGTCCTTTCTCAATTAAAGAATATAAGTTTCCTCTAGTATATTCATAATCTTTTTTTATATCATCAACTGAAGATGATATTTTTTCAATTTTTTCTTCATTTATTTCAATTTGTTTTGATACTACTTCACCAGCAATATCAAATGCATCGTTTAAACTATCGAATTTTTTTGTCATTTTCTATTGTGTAGAACCATTAAATCCAAAATTATCACCATCTTCTATTAGTAAATTGTCAGATTGTGTAATTGATTTAATTTCTTCTCCCCTCAAATGTGATGTAATTGTAGTACCATCTCTTCCTCTTTCCACAGTTAATACATTACCAATTTTAGATTTTACAAATAATTCTTCACCTTCAATTTCCAAATATGTTCCAACTGTAATTCCACTTGCATCTTCAACATTTACCAATATTTCTGATACTGAAAAATCTTTTGCTACTGTCGTAAGAACAATACCTGTGTAATTTTTTATTGCTCTTGGTGTTGCAGTGTAAACAACTTCTCTTGTAGTATTATTAGTATCTGTACCTGTAAGATAACTGATTTTTGAGGATTTAATAATATCTTTGCTTACACTAGAAACAGGTCCAAACAGATAAGTTTTTGCTGTAAATCTCAAAGTATATAATAAAACTCTTCTTGTAGAAAAATCACCTTCATAATCATCTTGCATAGTCACATTTTCTAAAATAATAGGTATATCTCTTTTCTCTTGAATAGAATCTACTAAAGAAACTGTTAAGTTATATGCTGGTTGAAAATAAGGTAAAATTTGTTCAACAATTTGTAATGCATCATCATTTAGTTTTGACATGATTGACAATTCAAATTGCATATTATATGGAACTGGCATATACATTTTTTTTGTTTCAATTCCAGTATCTGGGTCTTTTGCAATAAATGTTTGAGTCGTAGTTAATTTTCTAGACGGATCATAAGTTAAACCAGTAAATTCAAAAGACATTCTAGGTAGAGTAATAGCCGTAGATTTATTCAAATCTGATGACTGATTTAATCTTGCAAGAAACTTTTGTGTAGGTCCATATGCAAATGGAACTTTTATAACACTAACTACATCATCTGAAGAGTTTATATGTTTAATGGATATATTATTAAACAGAGTCCCAAAAGATATGATGGTTTTTCTTAAAATTTCGTTGTAAAAATATTCAAACATAATAAGTACCTATTATACTACTATTTAACCATTATAATTATTGCAAATATTATTTATGGGGTACCAAATGGATTCTTTTCACTAAAATCAATGATTGAATCTGCTTCTGTTTCAATTGAAGAATTATCTGCAAACCCATCATTATTTGGATTTAAATCAATATTCCTTAATTGATGAGATGCACTTGATGCTGTTCCAACAATATTTTCTCCAATTGTAAATGAACCAGAAACATTAGAAACTTCTAAAATATTTGATATAGAACTCCAAATTCTTACTTTTGCAGTAGTTCCACTAGAAGAACCTGTTACTGTTTCATTAAATATGAAAGTTCCAGATGATGTCATTGATGGATTTCCAATCGTAATGGTTGGAACAAGCACGTATCCATATCCAGAATCTGTGACGTATATTGCTGTAACAATTCCTGCAGAATTGACAGTTGATATTCCGGTTGCTGTTGAAATTCCTGGTATAATATTAATATAATTCTTTTCAGAAATATTATTTGATATTGTTACTGTTGGTGGAATTATATATCCACCACCACCAAATGTAACTGCGATACCTGTAACAATACCACATTGGTCTATTCCAAATTCAAATACGGAAGTTGCAATACCTACATTATTTCCGGCAGATGACATGAAAATAGTACCAACACCGATTTGAGATACATAAGAATTAGATACAAAATTATAAGATTCACTGTGACCTATAGCAAGTCTTACTCTATCACCAACAATAATATTTGTGGTATTAATACCAGTTATTGCTGTGCTTCCAATTGCAAGTGTTCCAGTTGTTGATATTGAATTAAATCGAATCGTTGTAATACCTAACGCTCTAAATGCCTCATTTGCACCAGATGGTGCCGCAATAGTCACAGTTGGTGTAGAAATATATCCATATCCACTATTGCCAATGCTAATGGATGTTATTGTTCCGGCAACAGAAACAGATGCCGTTGCGGTTGCCGTAGTTGCTGAAGTACTACCAGAGAAGGTAATTTGTGGAGCAACAGTGTATCCTGCTCCAATTGTTGCTCCGCTACTGACTGCCCATGGATCTGATACATTAAAGGAAACAGCAGTTACAACACCTGTGATTGGATGAATAGTTGCAATACCAATTGCAGTTATAATTGGAGTATTATTTCCATATACCCCACCAGTGCTAATGGCAACAATAGGAGAAACTGTATATGCCCTTCCTGTTGTAGTAAATGCAATTGACCCTGGACTAATTGAAGAACCGGCAATACCAATAGTAGCAGTAGCAGTGCTTGATCCTGGTGAAGATATTGTAACAGTTGGTGGTGATGCTGGGTTATAAAACTTACCTTCAGATGCAATACCAATACTTAAAACAGTTCCGCCAGTAGTATTATAATTGTCAAGAGTCGCAGTAGCTGTAGCAACATTTCCAGACCCTGTGGGCAAACTGAAAGTAACTGTTGGTGCTGTTTTATAGAAAACTCCTCCTGTTGTTCCTCCTGGAAATAAAAATTGTGAAGAACCTACACTTATAATAGATCTAATAACACTTACACCAACTCCAATTGGAGAATTGATAACAGCAGTTGCCGCAGCCCCAACATGCTTTGGAGTTGAGAAAGTGACTGTTGGTGCACTAACATATCCAGATCCTCCTAAGATTATAGTTGTTATTCCAACACTACCAGTTGTTCCAATTCCAGCCACAGCAGCAGCGCCACTTCCACCACCACCAATAAATCTAATTCCTGGATTAACAGTATATCCTGCCCCAGCATTTGTCAATCTTACAGACTGAACAGATTTTAAACTTGGGTTTGTATTATCTGTACATACAACAATTCCATCAATCATTTCTGCGATAGCAGTACCGGTTATTCCTCCACTTGGTGCAGAAGATATTCCTATAATAGGAATTCCACTATATCCACCACCTCTATTTGTAACTCTAATAGTTCTGATCGCACCATTTACAATATTTGTTATTGCAGTCGCAGTTATTCCAACTCCAACTAAAGTAAGAGTTTGAGTTTGCCCTAAAACAGTATTAATTCCATCTTCTGAAGTCCCACCATCTTCACCAATTAAAATATTATCAATTTCATCAATATTAGTATCAATAACTTCATCCTCATATCTAAACAATTCACATTTTAATAAGTATACATAATTTTTTTGAAGTTGATAAAAAGGTTTTTCGTGCTCTACAAACTTTATTTCAAATAATCTATTTCCTAAAGGAAAATATACTAAATCACCTTCCTTTGGTCTTGTTGATAATTTTATGTTTGATTTATTTTTGATTAAAGGTGTGATATAAGTTTCAAACCTTTCTTGTGATATGATTAAACTTATTTCCTGTGAAGATTGAATTCCAAATTTTGATAATATAGTTGTGTTTCCTTCATATCCCTCATAATTTTCAATATATGCTTCTAATGGATATGCATCAACAAATTGCGATTCGATTACTTCTCTTATAATAGTTTTTTCTGTAATATATCTTCTTGGTAAGTAGTAAACTTCAACCCCATACATTCTCAACTGTTCATTAATTAAATCTTGAATAAGATTTTGTTCACTATTTGACCCCTGAAGAAAAAATGGATTTAACATTATCCTATCATATCAAAAGGAGGAAGTTCATAAGTATTTGACATTTTTTCCATTAATGCATCAATTTCTTTTTGACCATCATCATATATTTGTCTTCCATTTAGTTCTATTCCACCAGGCAGTTTTACTCCTTGAAATTTAATTAAATTTTGACCCCATTGACGTTTTATTAATGATGTTAAGTATGGTTTTAAAAAGGAATCATTATAAATTCTTACATAATCATTTGGGTCTAAAGTTGAATAGCAATCAATAATAATGTAAGTTCCTACAGAAATACTACTCCAATCAATATCTAAATATAATCTATCTTGTCTTTTATTAAATCTTATTTGTTTTTGGGTGTTCAATAAAAAATCTAAATCTTCCAAATATGTTTTAACCATTGCATAACTTAATATCTCAAGAGCTCCAAAAGAATATACATCATTTAGAAATAATTGATATTTTATACTGAACATATTATTAGTAATAGCATTATTACCATCAAATTGGAATATTTTATTCACTCCAATTATATTTGGCGGTACTTGTAAATAATTACTATTTTCTGTATAACTAAAAGTCGTTGCGGTGCCTACAATATTTGTTGTTACTGTGGTAGTTACAAGTCCAACAACAGAGTTATTTCCAGGTGACCTACCTCTGTCTATATCATTTTGAGTTATTTTATATTTGTAAAAAGTAGGGTAAACTCCATCAAAATGACGTTCTTGAAATAGTTGTATTGCATCATCTACCAAATCATCAATTTGTTCGTCTGCAACATTAATTTCAAGTACTGGTGCTCCCAACTTTCTTTTACAATAATCTATAAGTTCTTGTCGAGTAGTTGGTTGTGCCATTTATTTGCTTCCTTTAAAATATTTATGATTTAGTAAAGATTATTGCTTTAAGAGTTCTTTTAAAAGTGATTTAATTTCACTGATATCATTTTTAATATTATAAACCTCTTCTTCTATAGTTTGTACTTTTTGATTCTCATCTGCCTTTACATTGCGTCTATTTAAATATTCTTGATATTCTACATTATTTGTATTAATAATCGAGTTTGTTTTAGAATCACGTAGAAGATGAGAATGTCCTTCAACTTTAGAATATTCCATATTATGCTAGTGCAATTACTCTCAAATCTTTTAGTCTCGGAACATAAACCTGACTTGTAGAAGTCATAATTATTTTGATTCGATACGATCTAAATGCTGGTAATTGATCTGCTGTAAATGTATATTCTGCAAATGAAACGTCAGTCGGTGAAAATCCAGTATTTGATGTTAAGGGAATAAAGGTATCAGAATGACCGTTGTTATTTTGAATATCAATTATTTGTCCTCTACTATTAAGATTTTCGTATCCAGGAAATGGAACAAAGATTGGATTGAAGTTTTGATTTTCACTGATTGCATAAAATGCACGAATATCTGAATAAAGATTATTATATGCGTTAAGTAGTATTTTAATTGATGTTCCTGGATTTTCAAGAGTAATTTCTTTTGAAAGATATTGGAATGCCGTTGGATCATCAAAAATACTATTAACTCTTGAATCTTCTGCATAATTTGTAATTACACTATTAACTCGATTTGAAGTTAATATTACACTTACTCTCTGAGTATCGATAACTGGACTCAATCTACTATCAAGTGTGTTTAAGAACACTCTCAAATTCATTGACTTATTGCCTGGAAGTGTAGAGAGGTATTGAGTCTCATTCACTTTCGATGCAATCATTCTCGGACTGTCAAGATAATTTACTTGATTTAATGTAATATTATCAAATCCAGTATCAATAAATGGAATTTCATTTCCACTAATACTGGATGCAGATATTGTTCTCATTTCTGAACTGAGTGAAGTTCCAGTCACAGTAACGTTCTGTACCATTGGAGTAATTATTTCAAAGGGCATATTTTGAGATGCCTTTATGTTATATCCTCCTGTAGATTTTGTTTGATTTAAGTAAAGAGTCGGATATCCAGATGAAGTACTTCTTGCTATTCCGGTATTTGATGATGTATCCAATTTGATTGTATAAGAATCAAAAGTAATTGAATTTGCTGTAGTTATATCTGATAGATTATGAGTTTTATTAATTCTTCTAAGAGAAACTCCATTTAACTCATACTTATAAACAGGTGTTCCAGTTGCATAGTTGATTGGATTCGAACCTCTTACAATTTGACCACCAATTGAACCAGAAGAAGTTGAAGTATATGAAATAATTTCATTTCCAATCAAAAGATATCCTGCATTTGTTGTTCCAACACCAACATTTTCAAAAGTTGAGAATGTAGAAGAATCATCAACAAGAATTGCCGATGTAGAATCGAAAGTATATCCTGACGTTAACTTTGTTGGTTTTACATCAGAAATTGCTCCAGAAATAGATACAAGATCCGTATTTGAATACATTCCGTGATTCTTATGATTCACTATAATACTCAAACCATCACTTATAACATTAATAAGTCCAGAATTTGGTATTGTGACATTACCACCAACAGAAGAATTTAGTGTTGTTGTAAGACCAGAGTTATTAATGTATTGAATGGTTTTACCAACACCAGTTACAAAATCTCCCTGAACATTATCAAGAATTAATTGATTAACTCCTGTAAGAATGCCAACAGAAAATCTTGCATTTTGTCCAATTGTAAGACTTCCAATCGTTGTAATTCCAAGAACATCACCAACTTGATATCCAGACCCACCAGACGCAATTGTAACCCCAGTAGATACAACTGAACCATTTGATATTGTTATATTTGCAGTTGCTCCTTGACCACTTCCAGTTATTGTGTCTAAATTTACAGAACTATAAGTAGCAGACCCTGATGATGGGGTATATCCAATACCTGCATTAATTACACTTAATGTTCCTGTTGATATTCCTGCACTTCCAACAAAATTACCAGTTGCATTACTTCCCTGTTGGAGAACAGTATTTCCAAGAGTTAATCCACTATCTTGTACTGTGCTACCCAATCCCACTCTAATTTTTCTAGAATTTAGATTCAGTGAATCTGGAAGTAATGTTGCAATTTGATTGTTGCCCTCTGTTAGTTCTGGACTATAGAACTCTGCAGATCCAGATTGAATAAAATCAGCTCTGTAAAGTGTGAATTTCAAATCTTCCCACTGACTTGGTTCCCAAGTAGAGGCATTTTGAGATTTAAATAAAGATCCTAAAGTTGGTTGATTTGAAATAAATGTTTGTGTTAGAAGATCATTTTCACCAATTCTACAAATATACACACTATATTTTGTGGAATTTGATGCAATACAAACGCAATATTCCTGTCCCCCTTCAAGATATACTGGTGCCTTAAATACAAAGGAAGTTGCAACAGACCCATCACCTGATGTAGAAACTTGATTTGGTTCTAATATAATCTCAGAAAATGGAAGAACTTTTCTTGTTGGGAATCCTCCTTGCATAGTTCTGATTTGAAAAGTTACAGGAATATCAGTATCATCTTTTGATCTGAAAAATACATCACATCTTGTTAAAAACACTCCTGTGCTGTCTTCTACCAAAAATGATTGTGCTAATGGATCATACCAAACAATATTAACATTTTGTGAGGTTGATTGAGAAACTGCTTGTGTTGAAATAACTTGTGTTCCTGTTGTTCTTGAAACTGCCCTGTCTTCAAATTCCTGTTTATTTTCAATTCGTGCATTTCTTACAGAAATAATATTTTCTTGAACAGTTTCTAAAGTTCCACTAGAAGTAAATCCTTCTTCTGCAATTGTTGTTGCTACATTTTGATCATTTGAATCATTATTGATTATTGTAAAAACTTTAGATCCTGTTTCAAATTTTGGATGAACATTAATATTTGGATTGGGAACATTGAAACTTCCAATTAAAGTTGCAGATATGTCTGAAATTAACCTTACATTTGTAATTGTTGCTTGGGCCCCACTTGTTCCTCCAATAAGAACCATTCCACTTTCAACTCTTCCACTAAATTGTCCTTGAGGTTCATTTGATAGTGAAAATGTATCAATATTTAAAATAGTTGATGTTGATGAATATGTTCCTTGAAGAACTTGACTTGTATAAGGATTCAAAGAAAAAGTCGTTATTGCTGCATCATAAGGACCTTCTTTATGATTTGGTTGAGCAACTCTAAAAGTTATTCTTGAGTTTGTATTTGTATTATTTGGTCCCAATCCGGTATTTGAAATTGATCCAATTACAGTCTCTCCAGTTTGAAAGACACCAGATATCATATTAATTTCTAAAAGTTTCGGAACACAGTATTTTGTAACATTAACCCCATCAAAAAATGCGTATAGTTGAGTGAGTGGTTTTATTTTTTTGGAAATAAATTGAATATTTCTTGACCTCATAAACGAAATGAGATTTCTACTTACAACTCTATCACCAACAGATGATGCATCAAATTGTTCAGTAACAATAGTTCTATTTCCTGTTCTTGTCTGAACTCCTGTATCTCTTACCTCTCTTAGAGTATCTCTAAGAACGGTAGTTGTTGTATCAGTTATGAATTGTCCTCCAGTTAAATCACCATTTCCACGAAGTCCTCTTTCTCCCCATCTTCCACCACTGGTAGTGCTTTCAGTTCTTTCTCTTGTATTTTGAGTAACTTCTTGACCGGTCCAATTTGTTTCCCAGGCATTCCATATTGTTGGTGAAAATCCTGTCTGTGGATCAACATTTAAAGTTCTGCTTGCAGTAGCAAGAGTTTCTGCATAATTTCCTTCAGTGTTAATGATTTTTGCTTCGATTCTTGCAGTGTCTACCCAAGTATCAGATGAGGGAGTGAGTTCTACAGTCCCTTGCCAAAAACTAACCAAAAATGGAGTCACACTTTCAGATCTTGTTGCAAAAGTTTGCTTGAACCATTCACGTTCAGCATAATCCAAAGTAATAATATCTGAGGATTTTCTAATATTAACTCCCTCTGGAGGTAAAAATTGAAGATCGGCATTTGGATCAACATTAATTACGGGTCCTGCAATTAAATCTACAGAATTTGTATAGTGTTGAGGTCTTAGTTCTTTATTTTTTAAATCAATACTATTTTTATAAGAAACACCATCTTCTTGTGCAAGAAGTGAAGTAAAATTATCTACAAAAAATCCAGATTTAAATCTATTCAATCCATTTGAATCAGTAACAAAAAGTCCTGCAGTGTTTGTTTCCAATAATGAAAGAGAAGTGTAA